TGCTGCTGTATCAGCTACAAATCCACTTTACACAATGACATGCTTGGTCAATAACATCACACCTGTAAATGGTGCTGTTGCAGACCTTTCAACTCAGTCTGTAACTTGGAATGTATCAGGTACAATCGCAGTAACAACAGCGTAAGAAACTAGACAAAGGGGCTAAACATGGCAAAGCTAAAAATCGTTCGACAAGATGGAAGCGTTATCGAGGGCGAAATCACACCTGCTGTAGAATACTTTTTCGAACAGCAGACAAAGATGGGGTTTCATAAGGCGTTCAGAACCGAAGAGATGCAGAGTCATGTGTACCTTTTGGCTCACGAGGTAATCCGCAGGTCAGGTGAAACTGTTAAGCCTTTCGGGATGGAGTTTATCGAAACACTGAAGAGTGTTGAGGTTTTAGACTCTGACCCTTTAGCTTAAAGCGCGATCTTCCGTTCACCTACCTAATTGCTAGGCTAAGCATTAGGTTAGGGATCGCGCCACAGCAATTGTTAGATCTTGATAAGACCATGCTCGATGCATTAGTGCAGGGGCTAAAGGATGAAGCGAAAGAGGTGAGCGATGCCAACACAGGTAACAGGCGCGGTAGAGCTTAGAAAAGCCCTCAAAAAGTTCACTCCAGATCTTGCTAAGGAAACACAAAAAGAATTAGGCACAATCCTAAAGCCAATCACAAACAAGGCTAGAGGATTTATACCTTCAACATCACCTTTAAGCGGCTGGGCTAATCAAGGCACAGGTGCGTGGGAACGCATCGAGTGGTCATCTGGAGAAGCAAAGCGTGGCATTGGATACAAAGCAACACCATCCAAGCCTAATCGCTCAGGCTTTCGCTCCCTTGCTCGCATTGTTAATGCATCGCCTTCAGGCTCAATCTATGAAACTGCTGGTCGATTAAATCCACAAGGCAGACCACAAGCTCCATTGTCTAAGGTCGTAGCCCCCGGACATGTTAATTTCGGCAAGACAATCAGATCAGGTTCTAAGGGTCAATCTCTTAGCAACAATCCTAATGCTGGTCAGCAATTCATTGAAGCCTTAGATCGAACAGGCACAATTGTTAATGCTTTCAAGCGAGCAGAAGGTGCATCGGGTCGCGCCACTCGTAAGATGAAGGGTCGCGCAATCTTTCGTGCATGGGCAGAAGATGGCGGAAAGACTAACGCGGCTGTTATCAAAGCAATTGAAGATTCAAAAGTTAAGTTCGAGAACTACACACTGAAGGCGGCTAAGTAATGGCAGCAGATGTAAGAATTGACATAGCCGCCCAGTTCGTAGGCAAGAAGGCATTTAAGGAAGCTGAGACTTCCACAGACAGATTGACTAAGAATGTCAAGGGTCTTGCTAAAGGCTTGCTTGCTGTTTATAGCGCACAGAAGATTCTCTCTTATGCTAAGGCTTCTGTTAAGGCTTTTGCAGAAGATGACAAGGCAGCAACAGCACTAGGAACTACCCTAAAGAATCTGGGTCTTGCTTACGGCTCAAACATCGGCACAGTCAATGGCTACATCTCTCGCCTTGAAATGCAGACAGGTGTGCTTGATGATGAGTTACGCCCAGCAATGGATCGCTTGCTTCGCGCTACAGGCGATGTCACTAAGTCACAGGAATTGTTATCCCTTGCTCTGGACATCTCAGCAGGAACAGGCAAGTCAGTCACACAAGTTTCTCAAAGCTTGCAAAAGGCTTATCTTGGGCAGACTCAGGCACTTGGTCGCTTGGGTGTAGGACTATCTAGAGCAGAACTAACAACCTCATCATTCGAGGAAATCCAAGCGCGCCTAGCAACACTCTTTGCAGGTCAGGCAACAGCAGCAGCTGATACCTATGCAGGTTCACTGGCTAAATTAACTATTGCTGGAAACAATGCCAAAGAGACTATTGGCAAAGGTCTAGTTGATGCATTAAAGACTGCATCTGGATCATCCACAGTCGATCCAGTTATTAAGGGAATCGATGCAATTGCTAATGCTATTGCTAACCTTGCTCGTGAAACAGGCGACTTCATTGCCATCACTAGAGCCAATTTTGACTTAAAGAATCTATCACTATTCGCCATCGATCCTAAAGCCTTTAAGGGTCTTGGTAACATTTCAATGACTGTTTCAGGTCAGGTGGACAATCAAGTCCTAAAGACTCAAAAGGCAGTTACAAAGCTCACAGCAGAACAGGCTAAGAACCAAGCCAAGATCCTAAAGGATAAGCGTGTTCAGGCTGCTATCGATAAGGCTAACCTTGCGCTCAATAAGAGTTCAGATGTCTTTGACATGGACAAGATCCAGATTGCAGCAGCTTTAACAAATCAGGCTGAGCAACTAGGCAAGGCAACCAGCGCATCTCAGGTCTTACAGATTGCTAACGATACTGCTCGCCTTAATGTCAAGAAGTCAATCCTTGCCCTAGAAGATGCTATCGCGGCTAAGGATGAAGCAGCCATCATCGCTGCAACGGCTAAACTCAATGCAGATCTTAAAGTGCTTGGTGCGCTTGGTATGCAGAATGTCAAGCTTCAGGACATCAAATCAATCCTTGACAGTCTAAAGCCTAAAGACCTTATCAACATTGCTAACCTACAGACTGCTCTGGATCTATTGAGCAAGATCAACCTTGCTTCTAGTGGCACTACTAAAGCACCGACAACAACAACCGCGACATCAACGGCAGCAGCCACAGCAGCGGCAGTTGCAGCAGTCATGACTAAGCCAACTTTGACCAATACTCCCTTTGGAGAAGGTGGATTATTCAATTTGGAAGATGTTGCTCGTTCATCCCTGATTGCAGGTCTAGCAGGTGGAGCAGGTGTATCAGGGGCAGTCAGCGGTTCACGCTATGCTGCACAGGCTGCTAACCAATACAACATCACTGTGCAAGCTGGTATCGGAGATCCTAACGCCATTGCAGAAGCCATTGATCAAGTCCTAACAGATGCCGCTCAGCGTGGCACATTGAGAGGCTACACAATCGCATGACATGGCTTCCAGAGTGGCGAGTTACAGTAGGTGATGATGTTTATACAACAGTCACCTCTGTTTCCTATGCCTCTGGTCGCTTAGACATTGACAGGCAAGCCACAGCAGGTTACTGCCGAGTAGAGATTATCAATTCAGATAACTCACCTTTCACCATCAATGTCACAGAGCCAATCCTTTTAGAGCTAAAGAACTCATCTGGCACTTATGTCACAGTCTTTGGTGGAGAAGTATCAGACTTCAACATTGGTGTCAGAAGCCCAGAGGAATCAGGCTATGTGACCACAGGCACAATCTTGGGCATTGGCTCACTTGCCAGACTGACTAAGGCTATTTATAACACAGCACTTGCAGAAGGTTTAGATGGCGCACAGATTGCAGCCATTCTGGGCAACGCTCTTAACCTTAGTTGGGCAGAAGTGACTCCAACTGTCACATGGGATACTTACCCAGCAACACAAACATGGGTCGATGCAGAATCTTACATTGGCACTATTGACTCAGGCTTTTACACAATGATTGCTCTGGCTGCTAATGCTTCCGCTAAATCTCAGACCCTTGCGGATCAGATTGCTAACAGCGCACTGGGTCAGCTCCACGAGGAAAATGATGGGAATGTCAGTTATGACGATGCAGACCACAGATCTAACTATCTTGCAGCAAATGGCTTTACTAACCTCGATGGCGCGTATGCAACACCAAGCTCTATCACCTCAACAACTCAAACTGCTCGCATGCGTAACAGCCTTATCTATCGTTACGCCACAGGATACGCCAGCACCTACAGTACCTCTGATACCGACTCTATAGCCTCTTACGGACTCTTTGAGAAGTCTTTTGACTCCAACATCAAGACTTTTACAGAAATGACTGAGATTGCTTCCAGAGAGCTTAATCTTAGAAAGAATCCGCGAGGGTCATTGGGTGCAATCACCTTTCGCCTAGACAATCCAGATCTTCCAGATGCTATGCGTAATGACCTAATCGGGATCTTCTTCGGTGAGCCTGTATTGATCAGCAACCTACCAAGCAACCTGCTTGGTGGTCAGTTCGATGGCTTTGTGGAGAATGTTGCAGTTAGGGCAACGCCTAGCTTTACTGAGATTACTCTTTATGTTTCAGCAACAGACTTCTCATTATCAACAACGCAATGGGAAACAGTATCGCCAGCCTCAATCATCTGGAGTGGCGTAAATGGTACACTTACTTGGACAAATGCGACAGGAGCACTAAACTAATGGCATCGGTGACAACGAATTATGGCTTTGATGTTCCCACATCGAGCGATTTAGTAAAAAATGGTGCGACACAGATCGCCTTGCTTGGTCAGGACATTGACACATTCTTGTTCCGCCCTTTCTCTAAGAATGGGCTTATCAATGGAGCAATGGACATCTGGCAGCGTGGCACATCTATTACACCCACAGTCAATGGCGGAGCGTACACAGCAGATCGATGGTTCGCGACAAGAGGTGCTAACACTTCTGTTACAGTAACTCGACAAGTAACAAATGACCTTACCAATCTTCCATTTATTCAATACTGCTCACGAGTGCAAAGAACGGCAGCAACTACTACAACAACAGATGTGTCTTTCGGACAAATGATGGAAAGCGTTTCATCTATTCCTTTTGCAGGTCAGCCAGTAGTCCTAAGCGGTTACATCCGCAGGGGTGCAGATTTTAGTGCAGCTTCTAATGTTCTTACAATGCAACTTGTTACAGGTACAGGAACAGATCAGAAGCAAATGGATGGCGGTTACACAGGTCAAGCGGTTTCTGTTACTGGCAATGTAACTCTGACAACTACATGGCAACGCTTTAGCATTACTGGCACACTTCCAACATCAACCACAGAAATCACACCTAAGTTTCTCTACACACCAACAGGCACAGCTGGAACAAATGACTTTTTTGAAGTAACAGGTGTGCAGCTTGAAGCAGGAAATCAGGCAACACCTTTTAGCCGCGCTAGCGGAACAATCCAAGGAGAATTAGCCGCTTGTCAGCGTTATTACTGGCGTGATACTGGCTTCCAATCATCCGCTGGAGTTCAATCAGCCAACGATAACAATGTGTGGTTCTCTTTACAGAACTTTAACGGCGTGCCAATGCGAACTACTCCAACGGCTGCCATCGAAGGTTCGCCTTATATTGCAGACTTTCAAGCAAACTTGAGAACAATTACATCTGTTAATTGCACTACTAAATACGCTGTTGGATTTGCTTACTCATCAACAAAACTTACAAGCAATCTTGCTTTTGGACTTAACTTTTCAGATGCAGGTCGTGCTTTGTCCTTTAGTTCGGAGTTATAAAAATGACATACAAATACACAGTAATTAGTTTGGCTAGTGAGATTGACCCAGATGCTTTTTGCATTGAACGCGAAGATGCAAATGGTAATAAGTGTTGGATACCTAACGACCCAGCCAACTCAGACTATCAACGCTATCTAAACCCAGAAGCGGAACAATCCACACCGAGTGTGATCGATGAAGCCGAAACTAAGTAAGGCAGCGATACAGCTACGCGAACAGTTCGATGACTCGTTCCCAGATCGTGACCGCACATCGGATGGTTGGATCGGTGATACCCGACACGCTGCTCGCAAGTCTGATCATAATCCAGATGAGCAGGGCTGGGTTCGTGCCATTGATGTGGACAAAGACCTATTCAAGGGCGGCAAGCCAGACATCATGGGAGATCTTGCTGATCAGCTTCGTACCTTGTCCAAGTCAAAAACAGACAAGCGTATTAGTTACATCATTTACGATGGACGAATCTGCTCCAGCATCCTTAACTGGAAGTGGCGCAAATACACAGGGGCTAACAAACACACTAAGCACATGCATGTTAGCTTTAAGAAAGAAGCTGACAATGATGGTGCTTTTTTTCAAGTACCTATGTTAGGAGCATCTAATGGATAATCTATCAATCATCATTGCCGGAGCTTGTGGAGTTATTGCTATCCCTGTGCTACGCCAAGCGATTAAGTCTTACCGCGCTAAGAAGTCTGTTGCAGACATCGTGGTTGATTCAATTGAAGCTGCTATTGATCAGGTTGAGAAGAAGTGACACAGTCGGACTTCTTCACCTTTTACATCGCTAGTCTAGGTGTGTTCGGTGGTCTAGCAGGTTATGTCATCACGCATCTGCTCAATGAGATCAAAAGACTCAACACGCGAGTGGATGAGATCTATAACATCTTGCTTGACAGGTAGCATTGTGCTATGGCAAGGAAACCCACTAAGGCATTAGAGGATCAAGGCTATTCCAAGCTCGATGCTTACTGCATTGGATTGCATGAGTATTGGAAGTCATTACGCAAGGCTGGATTTACTGAAGGCATTGCGCTATTCATGATCACAGATGTTCCCTCTTACCCTCGCTGGATCTTGCCAGACCCAATCGAACCAGAGAAGCTGGGCGATTACGAGGACGATGAGGATGACGATTAAGCGAATTGTCGTAGTTTCGGACTTACAAGTTCCATACCATGACAGGGTTGCAACTCGTAACCTTGCTTCATTCATCAAGAAGTTTAAGCCAGATCAGGTTGTCACCATTGGTGATGAAATTGATCTTCCACAGATAAGCAAGTGGGAAGAAGGGCGCATGGGCAGTTATGCCCAGACCCTAGATGATGACCGCAATGAGGCTGTTCAGCTGCTCTGGGATCTAGGCGTTACAGACTGCATTCGTAGCAATCACACAGATCGCCTCTATAACATCATCATGGCTAAAGTTCCTGCCTTTGGTGCATTGCCAGAACTACGCTTTGAGAAGTTCATGAAGTTCGATGAGCTAGGCATAACCTTCCATAAGAATCCTATGCCAATTGCTCCTAACTGGATTGCAGTCCATGGAGACCACACACCAATCAAGCCACAGGGGGGCTTATCAGCCCTTGAAGCAGCCCGAAGGCATGGCAAAAATGTCATCTCAGGTCACACTCACAGAGCAGGGCGTTCAGCCTTCTCAGAGGCTTCTGGAGGGCGTATAGGGCGTGTCCTGCATGGTGTCGAGGTAGGCAATCTTATGGACTTTAAGCAAGCTGCATACACCAAGGGTGTGGCCAATTGGCAGCAAGCCTTTGCCATTATCTATGTGAACAAGAACAAGGTTCAAGTGGATCTTATTAACATTGAGAAGGATGGAACATTCATCGTGGCTGGAAAGTCGTACGGACGAGCCAGATAATCGTTATCATTTCGTTATCAGAATGTGCTTGATTCGTCTGACAGTTATGTCACA